GGCAGCCACTACCACAGCGGCAGCGACGGCGGCAAGCGTAGCGAGCACGATCGCCACCACGGCAGTGCAGCAGATTGCAGCCGAAGCGGCACCGGCAAACGATCCGGTAGAAACCGAAGAAAAAACGGAATAAGAGCGGGGGAAACCCGCACAACGAGAAAACCCGGCGGGAGAAATCCTGCCGGGCATTTTTTCTATTATTCAACAGTCTGGCCGATAGCTTCGAGCGACTCCCGGATCTGGCTGAGGTTTTCCTGCGTGGCATCGTCCTCCACGCTCTCAGCTCCCCGGTAAACATATTTAACGGCCTGCTCCAAGTCCATGCCAAGCTCCGCATAATCCCTCGCGGCCTCGTCGTTTTGGTAGGCGTATTCAAGCCAGTAACCGTAAGAAATGGCCTGCTCCATTGTTTCGTTATCTGCGTAAAAATCAGGATAATGCTCTACAATGAAGGTCACGGCCTCGTCTCGTTTCGCGTCTGAAACTCCGTTTTCCTCAATATCCTGCTTTGCAGCCAAGGCCAGAACGTCAACCTTTGCGCTTGTGTTTGCTTCCGGCTCCGCTTTGGCTTCCGTTTCACTCACTGCCTCAGTGGCAGGATCCTGAGTCTCCGGGGCCTCTGAGGTAGCCTGTGTTCCCGTAGTCTGCGGCTGCTGCGTTTCGGTATTCCCTCCGACCGCCGCCGCAATCAAAACGACCGCTACAACCGCAATAATGATCCACTTCTTTTTGCCCCGTGGGGCCTCTGCCCGCTTC